TTTAAAATAATGGATTATAATGCTAACGTAGACAAGATAGAGTACTGCAGGCCGGGAGTAAGTTACGGGCAGGCAAGCGATATTGATAATACAGCTACAGTAGCATCCGAGTTATTTACGGTTAATGAGTTCAGGACAGAGTACGGCAAGATTGATACTGTTGAAGAGGATAACTTAACCACATCTTTGATAATTGCGGCACGCAGAATGTGTGAGCAATACGTAGGGGTAAACTTTATAGCCAGGACAGTAACGGCGGTTGTAAATAATTTTAATGGTGGCGCTTATTTACCTTATGGCCCTGTTGGAACAATATCATCTGTTACCGATATTGACGGGAATGTGATAGATACTACAGGCTACAAGATGTTAGGCACTCAGTTTAAAAAAGTTCTTTGGCCTTTACAGGAGTTGATATTTACCTACACAGCAGGCTATCCGCAAGGGCAATGCCCGGCAGAGTTGGTAAATGCTGTTAAGGCTCAGACATTGTTTTTGTTTGAAAATCGTGGAGATAGCAGCGTAGGTATGTCGCCGGTTGCTACACTTATTCTTAACCCTTTAAAACGGGCATAATGGCAAAGATAGAAGTCGGCTCACTTAACAGAAGGCCGGTGTTTATTAACGGCACTTATGCAGTTGGTAACGGGGCTGGGGTACAGGAAATAATACAAGAAGAGTTTGAACAATGGGCCAGTATAAAAGACACATCCGGTGCGGCGTTCAATGCTTTTAGTCAGATGTTACAATCGAGTGATGCTGAAGTGATAACCAGGTACAATACAAAGTTTACACTGGCAACAGTAATGAACTACGAAAACAACAGGTACAAGTTCAACAGTATGGACAGGGTTTCTGAAGGGTACAGGGCTTATTTAATAATTAAATGCTCAAAAATTGAACAATGGCCGGGGTCACCATAAAGATTGAAGGTTTGGAGGCCACAATGGCTAAACTGGATTATAAAAAGTACGAATTAGAAATACAACAGTCCTTTGACAAGTTTAAAGATAGAACGGTAACAGAAGCTAAGTTACTTGCACCTGTAGATGAAGGTCATTTACGATCTGCTATATATGGCAAATTGGAAGGGCTTACAGTAACTATAGGATGCACTGTTGATTACGCTGCTTACCTGGAATTTGGCACCCGTCGTTTTGCTGCAGCTTATGTTGCTGGTTTACCGGCTACATGGCAGGAATTAGCGGCTAAGTTTAAAGGCGGTGGCGGTGGAAATTTTGAGCAGTTTGTAAAAGAGTTGACTGAGTGGGTAATGCGTAAAGGTTTTGCAGCACCATTAACAGCCAGCGGTAATGCCTCTAAATCAAAATCAGCTATTGACATACAGCGGCAAGCTGCATACATGATAGCACGATCAATAATGATAAAGGGGATAAAGCCACATCCGTTTTTATACCCTGCAGTCGAAAAGTGGACACCGGTTTTATTGAGCGATCTAAAAGCACTACAAGTTAAATGATTGATATAAATTATAGTTTACGGATTGCATACGATACAGCTTTATCAGGGATTACTGATATTGAGGTATTTTACCAGTTTGCGCCGGAAACAATAAGTAATAAAAATTATATCGTTTTCAGGTCGCTAACCAGTAATGACGCATCAAGTAAAAGTTCAAGCGATATTAATATTAATGTAACGGTTGAGATTCATACATGGCAGGAGAAATATAATAACGGGTTGATGGCTGATGTTTTAGCAAGGGATGTGTACAACAGGATTTACCCAAATAGCGGAGCAGTATTATCATTGAATGGCGCTCAGATGGTTTCAACACGGATGGTTAATGATGTAACGCAGGATTTTACAACAAGGGAAAATAGGGGTTACATAAGCAGGTTTATAACTTTTAAACACAATATTTTTCAAACGTCGGATATTTCATAACCGGCACCAAACTTTAAATAATGGCAGAGCATAAAATTAATGGTACGGATGTGTTGCTTTTTATAGGCACCGACGGGATAACTTACCCTACAGTCGTTTGCCTTACCTCTCAAACAATCAGCCGTACCACCAACGAAATTGATGCAAAATCAAAGTGTGGGCCGGATAAATTACCAGGCACACAGGACAATAATATTTCTTTTGAAGGGCAGGTTATGGCAGACCCATCAGCAGGTAGAATAAGCACTGATGACCTTGACGATTACTGGAGAAACAAAACTACCATTTATTACAAGATGGGTAAAGTTGTGCCAGCAATAGGTGACGTTACCTATTCAGGCACCGGCTTTATTGCAACATTGGAAGAGGTATTTGCGCAGGATGCCGTTGCTACCTTTACCGGTACATTAGCGCCTTACGGATTGATTGAAAAAACCACAGCAACATCATAATGGCTAACTACGTACAGATTGAATTAGGCGGAGTAAAAAGAGGCTGGAAGGTTAACCAAATGACCATTGAGTTATGGAGTAAGATGATCAACGAAGATGCTTTTGTATCATCTTCAAATTACGCCGCTGTTTACGCAGGGCTTGTTGCAAATTGTACTGTAAAAAGAGAAGAAGAAGATTTTACATTTGAGCAGGTTTGTGATTGGGTTGACGAATTGAATTTAACAGAAGCTGGTAAGGCCACAATGGTATTAATAAAAACTGCTTTTGAAGAAAGCCAGTATTATATAACATTGTTAGAGGGACTTGAACTTGAATTAAATACTTTAAAAAAGGCAACAGAAGAAGTGCCTAAAAAAAAAGTAAAGAAGAAATAGCCTTACACTGGTTTAACATACATAAGTTCGCTTTGGGCAAATTAGGCTGGACTGAATACGAATACAATACTTGTAGCCCTTACATGTTCTTAGCAGCGTGTGAGGGCTATTTTGATAAAGAGCGTGACCATAGTGAGTTAGTGAGGTTGCAGACGTTTTTAATAGTACAGGCAAGCGGCGCAAAAACAAAAGGAGGCGGTAATATACAAATAACGGATTTATGGTTACTGCCAAATGAGAATAAAAAAGTAATAGATAAAAGAACCTGGGGAACCGCTGAAGAGGCCGCTGAATTAAGAAAACGTATTGAAAAAGCACACGGAATAAAATTAGCTTAATGCCAGATTTAAAAATAACGATAGGGGGCGACGCAACGCAGTTACAAAGTGCATTAAAATCCGCACAATCCGAACTGGGCAAAACCGCTATTGCTGCCAATAAAATGGATAGCAGTTTAGCAAAAGTTGGCAAAACTGGCTTATCATCTATATTTAATCTTACTGAAAAATTACGGGATCTTCAAAGCGCTGTTTTTACTGAGAAAGACAGGGGTAGGATTGCGGCGTATAATACACAAATAAAAGCTACTCAAACTGAGATAGCTAAATTGAATGCGTTAAGTGTAGCATCTGGCGGTGCCGGTGCATTTAGTGGTATTGCTGCAGGTGCCGGTAAAGCATTTGAAGGGGTTAGGAAACTGGCGTATTTATTACCAGGTGTTGGTATCGCCGGACTTATTGGATTTGCAACAGAACCAATAATTGAATATGTATCTGCATTATTTGGGGCTACAGAAAAACAAAAGGAATTACAGAAGCAATCGGAAGAACTGGCAAAAGCTACTCGTGCAATTTTTGCTGAATCGGGTAAAGAGGCTGCAAATGTAAATTCATTGATAGCTGTTTTAAGTAATCAAAATGAAAGCTACAAAAGGCGTAATGATGCGTTAAAAGAACTTCAAAAAATACAGCCTGAATATTTCGGTAATTTAAAGTTAGAGCAGGGTGCAGTAAGCGGGCTTGACGATGCGTACAGGGCATATTTAGCTAATTTTAAAACTGTTATTGCTGCTAAGATATTACAGGCAAGATTAGAGGCTGCTATTACTAAACAAATAGAAAAACAGGGTGTTGCAGGCTCAGCACTTGGCGGTGGCAACAAACTCGGTATAAAGCCGGTAGGAAACCAAAATGCAGAGGCGGCACAAAAAGAATTTGAGATAAGGCAAAAGATGGCTGCTTTTAACCAACGGGCAGCGGATGCAGAAGAAAAAAATATTGAGAATTTATTTAAACAACTTCAGTTAGTAAGTGCCGGTATAAAGGTACCTGAGTTTAAAGTAAAAGAGGCAAAAATAAAAGTTGATAAAGTAAAGGTTGATGTAAAGAAAGACGAAATTTTAGCGGGGTTATTACGTAACAGGGGTAAAGAAGTTGGAGGTGCTGACTTAACAATTACTCCAGTTGTTGCTATAGAGCCAATAATAAAACCAGGTGTATTTGAGGAACGATTAGCAGCGTATATTAAAGATAACGAGATAGCAAAAGGCTTTAATGAGATTATACAAAATACTATAATCAGCGGCTTATCTGGCTTGGGTGAATCTATCGGTGCTGCATTAGGCGGCGGCGGTTTGGAAGGGTTGTTTACAGGGTTATTTAAAACAATAGGCGGCGGCTTAAAAGAATTGGGTAACTACCTTATTAAGACATACGGCCTGATTACTATTATTGATAAAATAAAATTCAGTAACCCGGTGCTGGGTGTTTTAACAGGCGTGGCATTAGTTGCATTGGGTTCGTTGATACAAGCTAAAGTAAGTTCGCCAAAAGCGTTTGCTTCCGGCTCCCGTTCAACGCCTGGCGGAACATTCTTAGTTGGCGAACGTGGCCCCGAAAGAATATTTTTACCACAGGGCAGTAGGGTACAGCCTAATAATGAAATGACGGCGTATAATGGCGGCTCACAGGTTATGATACCAGATTTAAGAATTGACGGTAGTACGTTTGTAATCGGGTTTAAGAGGGCAGAAGCAAGGATGAACCGTAACGGGTCGGTGGCACAATATTAAAAACCTCCAATGTGGAAACACCGGAGGATCATTAATCCCTAACTAATCGCTGTAAAAAGTCAGCACTAAGATAATAACTTTATGGCATACGGATTAAAATATTCTACACAATTTGATTCACAGTCTGATGATTTTAATCCGTCGGTAACTTATACGCTGCAATTTCTGTATAAGGATTATGTAGGTAATGCCATAAGTATTGACGGCGGCGGCACAACGGTATTGCAGAAATGCACAGATGACAATCCTTTGGCACCCGTTAAAGGTTCTTCGCTGGATATATCTTTAATCAATGCAGGCAACCTGCCAATAACATCATTTTACGCAGATAATGATGACGATATTAAAGTAGTGCTGTTGGATGGTAGTAGCAACGTATTATGGGAGGGCTTTTTAGTGCAGGATGATTGCACAGAAACAAAGGTAGATTACGAACATGAAATACAGTTAAGTGCCAATGATGGTTTAGGATTGCTTAAGGGTGTGCCATTGGATGAGGCGCCGGGTTCGTATGAGTTATTGTACGACAGTACAGAACTTATTGAAACAATTGCACCTAACAAAATCCGTACTGATATGGGTTTTGGTAGTACCGTTGTTGTGGGGGATAAGATAGTAATTTACGGTACAGCGCAGGCCGGCACTTATACGGTAACAACTTATATTATCACAGGTGGTTTTTATTACTTTACCGTTGAGGAAACTATCGGCGACATGGCTGCAGTATCAACTTTAATCGGGTTACTGCATAAAAATTTAGACAGCGTTGTAACATTATTATCATTGGTGCAAAGATGCTTATCAGCTACTAATTTATCACTGATAACAAATATCTTCAGCAACATAAAAGAGTTTTATCAGAATGATACGGAGAGTTTTTTAAATCAGACAATGATTAATCCTGTTGTATTTATATCGGGTGAAACGTACCGGGATTGCTATGGCGTACTTGAAACGATAATGAGTACATTTGATTTACAGATATTCCAGGCGAACGGGCAATGGAATATTATTCATTGGTACGAGATACGCAAATTCGCAAACGGCGCAATACCGGCTTTTGTGTATGATGAAAGCATGGTATTGCTAAGCACAACGGTATTTAATAATACTTTTGCCATAGGGCCGGATGTACCAAGCCCACAACCAACAGTACCGACTTATGAATTAAGAGAAAGTATTTTGCGGCCTTATAAATTTTTGCGCAGACTGTTCAATTATGGCCAATCGAAATACCTGTTATCAAACTTTGATCTTAAGCAGCTGGGGCCGTTGATAACATCATATATACAGGGTACTTTTACCATGTACGAATATATTGCCACCGGTTTTGCGGATGGAGATGTGGCACCGCATGGGCCTATATTTATCCGTGTGGTAAAGGACACGGCAACAGATACAGAAGTAGACAGGTATTTTGTTGTGCAGCCACCGCAAGGATTTTATCCACGGGCTGCAAGGGCTTTGAGTGATATTATTATTAATATCGGTGATACCGCAACGTTTACGGCCTCTATGCGGATAAATGTAATGTCATCGCTTCCTATCAATGTGCTGATGTCATTCCGTATAACAGACGGCACGAATACATATTATTTACATAACAATTCAGGGGTTAACGAATGGAATACAACATTTGGCTTTGATTACAATATACCACCAAATACACCTGCAGTTACGTGGAACCAGGTTGAGGCAACTATGCCACCGTTCCCGATAAGCGGAGTATTGACTATTCATTATGCACTGGCATATTTTAACCCAACAGGTACATTTTGGAAGGATATGCGGTTTGAGTATGTTTCCCGTGTAAATGAAAGCACAAAAATTATAGGGCATATCCACAAACAAAACCGTATCAACGATATTAAAAATAATTCAGACGAAGAGATTATTTTAGATGACAGCCCACGCAATATAATCAACGGTACATTACTGCTATCAACCACAACAGGATTGATACAGGATAGAACCAGGTATTGGGTTTATATTGGTGATGCCAACGCATGGCGGAGGGGTGAATTATTTACCCGGGAAGAAATCGTTTACCGTGGCAAAATGCGTTCGAAGTTGGAAGGCGGTTTTTTAGGATTAAAACAAACTGCTTTAGTTTCATTACTAACTGTGGTTAATACTGATTTTAATCCCGGTAAAAATTATATCTTTGGTATGCTGACAATTGATTACAAAAGAAATCAATTCAACGGCACACTTTGGGAAATATATGACACAGCGGAGCCGGAAGTAGCGGCTGATTATACTTTTACTTATATATATTCTGCAACATGAGTTTAGTTAAAGGTGAAGATTGGGTATTTTACATGTTTGACGCAGGTTTGTGGAAACCATTTGTTTGCGCCAGAAGCGGTAATATTTCCGTGGACACCGATACGATTGAAACAACGGTTACAGGGTCGGGCAACTGGAAAACATTCAGGCCAACGGTACATGGGTTTTCGGCGGAGGTTGATGGTATAATATCTTTGAATGTTTCCGGGTCAATGTCATTACCTGAATTGCAGTATTTACAGTTTACTAAGGCAAAAATATTATGTCGGTTTACTGTAACATCAGTGTTAGGGGATATTTACACAAAAGAGGCGTATTTTTATATTACAAACACAACGGACACGGGTAGTTTTGATGGCATAGCAACGTTTAGTATGGCCTTACAAGGGACCGGCGCTATTACCCAGATATACACCAACCCGGATCCGATAATACAAGGTACTATGTACAGATACCCGACAATGGGCAACACTGCGCCGGCCACAACAGGAGCCTATACCTGGTCCACAGGTTTGATTAATAAGAACGTAATAAACGTTGTTAAAGATGGCCGTGGAAGTAGTGATATAATATTATCCGGTACACCGGTAGGCAATGAAGTGCTTTACGATTCAGCCACCGGGGACTTTACCTGGGCATTACCATTTGAGGATATAGAAACGCCTCCGTATGTAGAATATCAAAATTTATAACTATGAAAAAACTATTATTCATTTTATTGCTGCCTTGTTTTTGCATTGGGCAGAACATTTCAATCGGTAAACAATCCGGGATGAAAAAGACTACTGGAACTGCCAGCAGTAAATTAGGTGGTAATCATAGACCAATGGTTTATGGTAGTGGCCTTAATAATACTGGTATTATAGTAGATACAATCATCACATTAACAGACACCATAAAAGTAAAAGCACTTATCACAACAGATAAGATTAAAGCACCTTTTGAAGTAGAGTTGTTATTAGTAAGGGGGAAAGGTGAGTTTTCAATGTTGGCTATTTATCCAGCACCAGTTAGGCTTAATAAATATTTAACTCTTGATAAAAAAGAATTGCCAGCAACTACAACAGTTTGGATAGCAAAATAAACACACTATGAAAAAACTATTAACAATATTGCTGGTCCTGTTCAGCTTTACCGCTATGGCGCAACCGTGTGCCGATGAAGATACGGTACGAAGCAACGCGGTAACGCTTATTACAGCAACCACAGCCAGGGTAAACGGTAGTATATCACACTTTACCAGCGGTTACACTACACTTTATTTGATGTATGTAAGAGTTGGCCAGACGGATACCGCAACTACAAGCGGCGTATCACCATTACGGAACTTAACGGGGCTCGTACCAAACACGCAATATTACTATTACTACAAAACAATCTGCGTTTCAGGCACCAACCGACAGCTTGGGCCTTATTACTTTACCACGGCGGTAAATACTATACAGTATGCTACAGAACGATCAACAGTGTTTCCGTATGTTAAAACTGATAGCGGGTTTAAAGCACCACGTGGTGATACTTCACTATATCGTGCGCCAAATACCACAGGTAGCGATATTGTGTTTAAGACCTCTGACAGCACCATGTATTACTACAACGGTACCCGATGGACACCAATGGCGGTTGATAGTGGCGGTTACCTGGCATTGCTTAACAACAAGGTTGATAGTGTAACGGTTGACAGCGTAACGAACCGGCTTTATTACTGGAAAATGGGTGTAAGCTATGGCTATGCTTTGCCGCTGGATAGTGCTTATGTTGATGGGTTGGCGGTTAATGATAGTACATTGAGATTTTACAGGCTGAATGGGGATAGTACGGATGTGGTGCTGGTGGGGAGTGGTGGGGGAGGTTCAAACTTAGGCAACAGCGATTTAACACAAACGGATGATGAAAGATTTTATTACGGGGATGGTAAAATATTGTATTTCCAAAATCTTAAATCTTTTAATATAAGTACCGACAGTTTTCCGCAGTTTTATTTTAATACAGAATCAGGGTCGGAAATAGCAAGATTTCATTTTGATAACTCCGGGAATACAGGTATAGGGTATCAAGTATTTCAGGATATTAAGGTGGACAGCGCAGAAGCTAATAATGCAAATGGCAGGTCGGCTTTAAGGGCTTTTATAGCAGGGCAAGGTAACACCGCAAATGGCAGTTCCGCATTGTCTAACTTGTTAAGAGGAAGTAATAACCTTGCTGGAGGAATCGGCTCTATGGATGTGATTGAAAACGGTAGTAGAAATGTGGGGTTAGGCCCATATATCTTTGGCTCAATAAATTCACTTGAATTTAATAACAATACTGGCGTAGGGTATAGGACAGGATTTAATGAAACCCGTTCAAATATGACTTATTACGGGACTATCCCAAACCTGCCAGCAGATACAGACCCTACAGCTTTACAGGACACTACTGAAACACCAATATATATAAACGGGAATAGTTTAGAGGGATACTGGAACCAATCTTTAAACATTAGGGATTCTGCAAAAATAGGGATGCACCGCATATCAGCAGATAGTGATAGCGCATACACTAAAGACCCGATAACAGGCAAGGTTAGTTATGCGAAGATTAGTGTAATACCAACCGTCCCCGGTACAGTTTATGTAACTGATTACGGGGCAGACAGTACGGGTGTTTATGGTAGTGCATTGGCATTTCAGTTAGCTATTGCAACAGGTAAAACAGTTATTGTGCCACCTACATCAAGGTTTTATAAAATAAATGATACATCAATAGTTATTAACGCAGGGCAAACAATAACAGGGTTTGGTAAACGCTCATTAATAAAAACTACTACAATTGGGGGAGGTTCACCATTTAATATTTTTCAGGCAGGAGATACTTGCGTAATTGATGGACTTGCTTTTAAAGGGAGTGGTTATGCAGCGTATAACCCGGGCCCAACATTTACTTATCAGAATGGAATTTATTTGCCCGGTAATTATGCCACGGTACAAAACTGTTATTTTGATTCTATTAGTGGTTCAGGTATTCAGGCTTATCATCCTGCATTATCATTGGTAAGAGGGAATAAAGTATTGAATTGCACCTTTACAAATAATAGTGTAGGAATATTGGATTATGCCTTATCAGAATACATGACAGTAGATAACATGATTACTCATAGTAACGATTATGGTATAAGAAGGTATGCAGGTAACTTTGTTTTATCAAACTCACATATTGACTATAATGTAAGTGCAGGGTATTTTATCAATGGAAGTAGTAATGGCGACCACGGAACGAATACCAATAATAGTTTTAATCATAACGCAGGCTATGCAATCAGGTTATCAAACATCGTAATTGGGGAACTGTTTACATCATGTAATTTCTTTTTTGGGATAATGGACGTTTCTGAATGTGATAATTTAGTTTTTAGTAATTGCGCTATATGGACACCAACGGTAGCAGTAGCGGCAACAACAACTACAAAGACAACATCATTTATCGGAGGTTTTCAGGATGCAACAGTAACATTTTCACCATCAGGCACAGGTAAAATAATAAGAGCAGGATTAGGTAAAGCAAATACTAATCACTACATTTTTAATACAGATACTATTGTAGTTAATAATTTATTTCAATCTGTTTTAGGGAGTAATAAAATGGTGGTTTGGGATAGCGTAGGTAAAAAATTAGCATCGCAAACAATACCATCAGGAGCTAACATTTATAATAGTGATGGCACTTTACCACCTTCAACTACGAGACAAATAGATGGCAATAATTCAGGAATTGATTGGCTTAGTTTTGATAATTTTAATATAGCCTCAACAGATTTTTTAGCATCAGCAACTACATCTGGTCGTACAGGGTCTGTTAACCAATTAGCTGACAGTTTAGTTATTAGTTATAGCGAAGCCAATAAATTACGCTATAATTTTGGTAAGGATACTATTCTAATTAAGGGCAATATAACAATATCTACAGCTTCAACAGATAGTGTTTTGGTTAGGTCTGGTAATGTAGTTAAGTTAATTGCACAAAGCGATTTAGGTGGCGGGTTGCTATCAGGCACATATACTCCAACTTTAACTAATGTGGCCAATGTATCAGCAAGCACAGCATATAGTTGTCAATGGTCAAGGTCAGGAAGTGTTATAACAGTGAGTGGGGAAGTGGATATTGACCCTACAACAACAGTTACGCTTACCCAATTAGGAATAAGCCTACCTGTTGCATCAAACCTTACAGCTACAAATGAATTAGGTGGTACAAGTGCAGATGATTTAGGCACGGCAGCAAGGGTGGCTGGCGATTTAAGCAATAATAGGGCAGAGGTTAGAATGACACCTGTAGATGTCACTAATAGAAGATTTAGTTTTATATTTACGTACAGAATACTTTAATATATGGTTGTAGATGTAGAATTATTTAATTCATTATCAAGATGTAGTAATCAAAGAGTATTATGCAAGTGTGATGAGTGTGGGGCTGAAAAAATGCTAAAAAAACATTCAATCACTAATCTAAAAAACGGTACTCATGAACTATGTTATTTATGTAATTTAAAAAAGTTAAAAAAGTTTACTAAAGGCGATAAATGGACACCAGAAATACGGGAGAAATTTTTAAAATCACGTAGAAAAAGGGTATTTACAGAACAAGAAAAAGAGGCGTATAGATTAAGAATGACAGGAGAGAATAATTTTAAATGGATTAAGGATAGGGTGGAAAAGGAATCAAGAAGAAAGGCTTGTAAATCGTATTATTCAATATTAGCTAAAATATTAATAAATACCAGTAATAAAAAATCGGAGAGTAGTCATAAGATTATGGGGTACACTCCGACGGAGCTAAAAAATAATTTAGAGAGTAAGTTTCAAGATGGTATGAGGTGGGGTAATAAAGGGGAATGGCATATAGACCATATAAAACCCATATCAGCTTTCTTAAAAGAAGGCGTTACTGCCCCTAATATAATAAATGCACTTGATAATTTGCAGCCACTTTGGGGGATTGACAATTTGAAAAAATCTAATAAATATTAAGATATATCACTTATAGAGTATTATAAAAACAAAAACAATATGAAGAAACTATTAACCATCATTTTAATTTTAAGTACATCAGCTTTATTTGCCCAAACATTTTACATTAGTCCAAGTGGTAATGATGCTGCTAATGGAAGTGTAGCAACACCGTGGAAAACTTTAAGTAAAGCAATTAATACCGCAAGAACAGCAGGTAATATCATTCATGTTAACGCAGGTACTTATACAGAGAGTACACAATTAGATTTAGCAGTAGGGGTAAGTATAGAAGGAGATGGAGCAGGAAATACAATTATTAAAAGTACAACATCAGGGCAGTGGAGTTCATTTTTGCAACTTCAAAGCAATCAAAACA